CAAGGGACTGATCGTCCCTTGCCTATTCTTCTTTACAAGATAGGTGAACACATGACAAAACCATTTGACGTTTCCAAATTCAGGAAGAGCCTAACCAAGGCAGTTCCTGGTATGGCCGTTGGATTCAATGATCCGAGAGATTGGATCTCCACCGGCAATTACACGCTGAACTATCTGATCAGCGGAGACTTTACCCGTGGCATTCCACTGGGCAAGGTGACCATGTTTGCAGGCGAATCTGGCTCAGGCAAGAGCTATATCTGTTCTGGCAACATCGTCAAGCAAGCACAACAGCAAGGTATCCTACCCATCCTGTTGGACACAGAAAACGCACTAGATGAAGACTGGCTCAAGGCTCTAGGTGTTGATACCAGCGAAGACAAGCTCTTGCGTTTTGGTGTTAGCATGGTGGATGACGTTGCCAGTATCATCTCCAACTTCATGAAGGAATACAAGTCGGACGCCGACGGCAAGCCCTATGAAGAACAGCAGAAGATCCTGTTTGTGATTGACTCGTTGGGTATGCTGCTGACCCCTACTGATGTGAACCAGTTTGAATCCGGTGACATGAAGGGTGATCTGGGTCGCAAGGCCAAGAGTTTGACGGCACTGATCCGCAACACGGTGAACTTGATCGCTCCGCATCCAGTGGGTGTGATTGCTACCAACCACACTTACGCAAGCCAGGATATGTTTGACCCGGACGACAAGATCTCGGGCGGGCAGGGCTTTGTGTATGCCAGCTCTATTGTGGTAGCCATGCGCAAGCTCAAGCTAAAGGAAGACGAAGAAGGCAACAAGATTTCTGATGTGGTTGGTATCCGTGCAGCATGCAAGGTCATGAAGACACGTTATGCCAAGCCGTTTGAGTCAGTGCAGGTCAAGATTCCTTACTCAACTGGTATGAATCCATATTCTGGGTTGGTTGACATGTTCGAAGGCAAGGGCATGCTCAAAAAGGAAGGCAACAGTTTGGTATATGTTACCACGGAAGGAGAAGTCATCAAGCAGTTCCGCAAGGCTTGGGAACGCAATGACAACGGTTCTTTGGACCGCGCCATGGCAGACATGATCGAACGCGACAAGCTCTCTGAGTTAAATACGCCAACCGATACTGACGTTGAAACAGAAACTGAAACGGTTGACTAATCCTTGGAGGAAATTAAATTGAGTTTGTATGAGAGCGAAGCATCAATGGTAGTTGATGCTTGGGCGGCTATCAAGCCCTACATCAACAAGAAGGATCGGGAAGATGCCGCCCAGTCCTTCTTGCGAACACTAGAGAACTACATCGACATCGAAACCATGGCCAATGATATCGCCGGACATGACGGCGCACTTGATCGGGCCATGTCTACCCTTTATGGAGGACTTGGAGATGACGACGATGACAACTACAATGATCCAGAAGGCGATGAAGAGCTGTTCAGCGGCGACTATGACGATGACGAGTGATCAATGAGCTGGTTCAGGCGAGTTACCGCTGACATTTCCTGTGTGGCTGATGCTATTGAATGGTATGAGGCACAGTTGGAACAGGCAAGGCCTGAAACTTCTCTCAGAGGCAACGTGGAAAAGAATGCCCGGGACCTACCGGGCATCATTGAACAGAGATTCAACCAGCTGCAAGAGATCGAAGCCATACTAGAGCACCTCAACATCGAACTTCGCCGTCTCAAGAGCAATCATTTCAAAAGATACCTTGAGCACTATAACAGGGCCATGAGCAGTCGTGATGCGGATCGCTATTGCGAAGGCGAAAGAGAAGTGGTAGAGATGCAACAGCTGATCAATGAGTTTGCTTTGGTGCGTAACAAGTTCCAAGGCTTGATCAAGGCCATTGATACCAAACAGTTTATGATCAGCAACATCACCCGTCTGCGGGTAGCAGGCATGGAAGATGCCAGCGTATAACCCTACGCAGGGCATGGGTATCCGGGCTTTTGAGCCCGGATTTCTGTTGTATTTTTGCAACACCGCTAAGTGCTTGATCTTGCTGGGCTTTTGCCCAGGGCTAAGTGCTTGATTTTTAAGGATTTTTTGCCCAGCACGCTAACCCATTGAAATATGTGGCGAAAATACAACAAAAAAATCCAAAAAAAAGTGGCAAAACCGGTTGACCGCAAGCCCGCCCTAGTGCATAATACAGACACTAGGCAATTACTTCAAAGGAGCTTGTATGTCAACAGTCACTATTACCCGCGGCAGCTACCGCAACGTGCCCGTGCGCAATCGCACTTTCCGTCTGCTCAAGGACTTCCAGGTTGGAGCCAAGGGCGGCTTTGTTACGGTGCTGGGTGATGGCAGCGAACAGTTTCCTGCCAAAGCCATCCGCATCCGTGTCGACAGCATGCGCGACATGGTTGCTGACATTTCGCGCAACACGGAGGACAGCCTGATGGCGCTTAAGAACAACGACGATGACTCGTTGCTGCGCATCGAGAAGCCCGAAGACCCAGAAGTCTATACCGAGACGGACGAAGAAGCCATTGTGCGCATCCGTCAGCGTTTTGACATCCTGGATGAGATGACGCATGGTTGCACCAACGGTGCCGTGCGTGCGATGATCGTGTCCGGCCCTCCGGGCGTGGGCAAGAGCTTTGGTGTTGAGAAGGTGTTGGACGAGGCTTCCTTGTTCGACAAGCTGGCTCAGCGCCGTCAGAAGTTTGAAGTGGTCAAGGGCGCCATGAGCGCCATTGGACTCTACGCCAAGCTGTTCAAGTATGCCGACGAAGGCTGCGTGGTTGTGTTCGACGACTGTGACTCCATCCTGTTGGATGACGTGTCGCTCAACATCCTTAAGGCAGCTCTGGACAGTTCCAAGAAGCGTTACATCAGCTGGAACACGGACAGCCGTCTGCTGCGTTCGGAAGGCATTCCAGATCGCTTCGAGTTCAAGGGTGCTGCAATCTTCATCACCAACATCAAGTTTGAACACGTGCGTTCCAAGAAGCTCAAGGACCACTTGGATGCTCTGGAGTCACGCTGCCACTATCTGGATCTGACGCTGGACACCACCCGCGACAAGATGCTCCGCATCAAGCAGATCGTCAAGGACGGCATGCTGGACAGCTACGACTTTGAAGATGGTGCTTCGGATGAGATCGTGGCTTACATGGAAGAGAACCTGAAGCGACTGCGCGAGCTGAGCCTGCGCACGGTGCTCAAGATTGCCGACTTGCGCAAGATGAGTGCAAGCTCTTGGAAGAAGATCGCCGAAGTAACGGTGATGAAAAAGGCATAAGTTTTGAGATGGGGTGATTGCCTAGTAAACAACTCCACCCATCTCATTTGCCCTGGATCGGAAACGGTCCAGGGCTTTTTTCTTGACAATGGGTGTTGGGTTGTTATAAAATAAATCATGGACACTTTACGCACCACCATCCAACAGATCCTACCCGAGTTGGTGAGGGAATGGAATGAGATCAAGCTGCCATTGTTTGAGCAGCTGGTTGAACAGAAGTTCGCTGACTATTTCGCCGGCAGGCAAACACAAGAGAAGACCAAGATGGTGGCACCCATACTGGACAGCATCTTTGCACGCCAGGTCAGGACACTACTGCCAACCTTCTGTGTGACCGAACGTGCCGCACAGGACTACCTGTATGGTACCACGCCCATGGAGTGCAAGATAACCTTTGGGGCTGGTAACACATGGTCTGGCAATGGATACAACAAGACGCCTTGGCACATCCTGCTGAGGTTTGGCATACAGGATGACGGCCAGATAGATCGGGCATTTGCCGCATTGGTCAATCTGGACCAGACAGTGAGCCAGTGGCAGTCGGCCAGCCGAGCTGATGCCAAGACGGTGAACTGGTACAAGCTCAACTTCGTGGTTGAGGACCTGGATCGGATCCAAACCATAATGGGCACTTTGGATACCAAGAGCAAGTATATACAGCCCGTTATGGTTGACATAAAGTCCAAATGATCGTATAATAGAAACACTTAAGAGAAAGTCTCTTAAGGGCGACGGCGCATTGTGCGTCATAGAAACCTTGAAGGAGAAACAAATGGGACAGCGTATCATACGCAAGCTCACCGACGTGGCTAGAGAAGTTGAGCAGCAACTCAAGACTCACTACAATGTGACTGACAAAGACCTCGCCAATTGGCGCAAGGCAGCAAAACAATCACCGCACACCTTTCCTAAGAGCAACATGCTACGCATCACTGAGCTCTACATCGACTATGAGGTGCAGCGGGACGTGATCCATGATCATGTGCG